TATAGACCTTTCTTACCTTCTTCTAACTCTTCACCGTCATGAGTTAACTCATCACCAGCTTTTACACAATTAGGAACAGTCTTACCACCCTTTTTCTTAGTTCCTTGTGCCTTATATCCTTTCCAACATGTAGATGCACCAACGTTCTTACGTGCAGTTTCCATGCTACCTTCTACAGCATAAAGTCTTTTTTCTAAAATCCAAATCTCACCATTGAGTTCAAACTCTTCACGTTCTAATACTTCGTACTCTTCGTTAGCAGCGAGTTGCGCTTTAGCAGATGGTTTCTTTACTTCTTTTTTCTTTATTGTAGTCTGCTCTATCTCTGCACCATTAGACTGAGGATCCATACCATCAAATGGAGCTTCATGAATATCAGGCATTTGAGTGCCTTGGAAAGTATCGCCGTCCATCCATCTTCCGTAGGATTCCATCAATCCACTGGAAAACTCATCGTTATTATGTACTTTATTAATTGGATCTGGTTTCTTCATCGTTCAAAAGGGAAGTTCTTCTCGTATTATTTATAGTTCTAATATTTTTTATCCATTCACGTAACATATTTCCATCGTCTGTAATGACAATAGCGTAGTTACCACCTACTCTATGGATGCGTCCTTTGTCTCCTGTACGAGCAGACATAACAGCGTCACCTTCTTTGAAAACTTCTGTTTGACGTTGTTGTTGGCGCAGTGCTTCTTCACGTAACTTTTTAAAATCTTTCATTTGAAATTTTTTGGCAAGTTTGCTGCAATCTCAAGCATGAGAGAACGGCAATCATTATCACTTAGTGTTTTAGGTATGCCAGAACGAAATGTTTTAAAGTCGCCAGAGTATGCTGCACGACGCATTTTTGTTCCTGAGATGGCAAAAGTATCACCATCAGCATCTCTACTTCCAGAAGATTTAATATCAATCTTCCTAAAGGAAAAATCTTTTCCATTATATTTATGAAGGAACTGCATGGCAGAAACCCTGTCAGAACCTACTAAAAATACAACCTCATCATATCCTGCCAACATAAGATCCTGTAAAATAGCTACTGGTTGTTTAGGACCTGAATATATCTTGCCACGATGCATTGGAAACATCTTGTTCATATAGAATAACTTTCTATTAGGCAATAGAGGATTGGTTCCTTTAGTATCTACAGTCTGTGAAATGTATATACGATAATCATTATTACCAGCAGCACGTTTCACACCGTCAAAGTTTTCCTTATGACCTGTGGTTGGTGGTTGAAACCTACCAAATGTAAAATAGCAAACCTTTCCGTCTAACGCCATTGTTTTTGGAGAGTGAAGTTATTGTATGCGAACTCAAGACGGTTAACAAACTTGATCATGTCTCCATCCTTATGAAGAACATATCCTTCGGGAGTTGTGACCTTATATCCTTTCTCCGTCTGGACAAAAGTTCTGAATTCTTCTAGATGATCAAGTTTATCTATAACCATTTGTTTCACTTCCTGCAACTCTTTGTACAGAGATAGCATAGATTTAAACTTAGATGAATTATTAACAAGATAATTCTCACTATTATATACTAGATTACGTTTACTAACTAAGTTTGCAGGAGTCTTTATTTTTTCCAACTCCTTACTCATTTTTGCATGATAGAAGTTTCCTAGTTCAATCAAAGATTTATTCACATCAGTAATGCTACGAGCATTCTTAATTTCATTATTAAAGAACTGTTTCAGATAAGATGATATATGAAACTTAGCATCACCTGTGGTGCCACTAGCACCTACTAACTCATCTAGAAAATCACCACATGTCTTACACATACGTTCAATGTTTGCCACGTACGCATCAAATTTTGTTTCTTCTGCATGACTTAATCCAACACGATCCATAGGTGTGTCGTTCTTTATGACAAGAGAATCAGTTGACCCATTTACATTTGCACCTGCCAAAGCTTGCATAGATTGAAAGTCATCACCAATATAATGTGTGTGAAATACTACGCCGATCTTCGCTCTGCGCGCTGCTTGTCCAATAGGATGATGCACTGGAATAGCATAAGTAATCGTATTAGGTCTGAATGTGTAAAGTCTTTCACCATGAATTGTTTCTGTCCTTAAAGTAGAATTAGTAAAGAGAAGATCTCCTTGCACAATACCTCTGATACCTAGACCAGAAAAGTATTTCAAAGAAAACTTAAGTTTCTCTGCAAGATCACCTTCATAATATAGGTCTACATCAAAATCTGTGTAGCAAATCTTTGGTGTTTTTGCAAAGACAGATTTAGTCCCTACAAAAAACATACCACTGTTAGGATCAGTGCCACATATAACTGATGGTGCTCCATCCCATTTTGTTTGCATGAAACCTGTGCTGTTATCACATCCAAGCATTTTGCGTAACTCTTTTAAAAAAGATACAGCAGCTTTACAACCCTCAACTCCATAGTTGAGCATTTCATCTTCAAGATGTTCTAAATGTTTTAACTGTTTAACGTTTGCCATTAATCTTGAAACACAGTTTCTATACTTTCTCCTTTCATTTTATATCCAGATTGTAATTTGTCTGGATATACACGATCTGGATCAGCAGTAGTTCCTCTATCAGAAGTATTTCTAATATTAAATGTCATATCCAAAAGAGGTGTAGACATATGAATGTTTACTCTTTTTGCTCCACCTGTTTCACCACCATACGAAACTCTAACATTAGTAACGTTAGCTGCTTGATTCAAGAATCTTTCAGTAATCTCCATATGTTTGATCTTACCTTTATTCAAATGAACATAATGATATCCATAACCAAGAGATCCTTTAATTAATTCTTGGAGTAAAGGTTTATTATAACTTGGAGAATTGTCTAATACTTTATAAGTTTTATTTCCTGATTGAAATTCATTAAATGTTGCACAGAATGTTGCTTCATCTAATCCAAAAGTTTTCATTAATGCAATACCATTAGCAGTAGTAATCTTTCCTGCTTTTACTTCATCAACAGGGAAGACATTTGTCTTAAGACCTAGATTAGATAGATTGGTTGTGCCACTAGTTTTTAATGACAGATAATACTTATGAAGTGGTTTTCCTTTACACTTACTTTCTAATGTTAAGTCAGTAATAGTAGAACCAATTTCATATCCAGTTGACAATGATGCTGTTCCAATTTTCCAATGCCCATTTACAAGTTGCATAGGTCTTTTTTTATTCTCACCACCCTCTGCAATAACTCTAACTGCAATACAATCTTCTAGATGATAATGTTTTACTAGACCGTAAATAAAATCTCTATACTTATTATTAGTGAGTTCACTTGTCTCAATCCAATCGTTAATACCTGCCTCTAATTGTTGCTCAAATAAATTACCTTGGTTACCTGATCCTCTATTACCTCTACTACCATCACCAAAGTCAACTTTTAATGCACTTATTTTTAACTTCTTTTTTATTTCTGCTTTCGTAAATTCTGTTTGTAATGCTCTAGCTATCTTTACCTGTTTTTTATTAGTTGGATCAAAGGCAAGAGGATTCTCCATGCCATATGTATTGACAAGATAATTCCACAATCTAAGTCCTTCTGCTGCTGTCGCAGTATCCATATGTTTTACAGAAGATCCTGCTTCTGAAAACGTAGATGGTATAAGCTTGTATGCCATTAGAAAACCTCCCGTCTATCTATTTAGAGGAAGGGTCATAGAACCTAGTGATGTACAATAAAATGCTTGTTGATGACATCAATACGCTCTTCTGCTTTTGCGATTACATCAAGTTGATCTTGGATAGAACCAAGAACATCTGGGTGCTCACCTATACCTACAGGATTGTGTAAGTAAATTTCAACATTTGCTTTTGCTTTACTGATTTCACCTTGTGCTTGCTCAAGCAAAGATGTTATAGTTAGTTCTCTTAAATTACATGACATGGTTTTTTCTTTTATGTAGCTTATGTCTGGTTGACGATCATCGTGTGTTTCGTAATCTCCACTCATCTGTCTCCTTTTTTACGGTTTTCTGAATAATGAACATCAAACTTACCACCAGGATATCTCTTCTCTAGTTTCTTTACATTACGTTCTATAACCTCATCAAATGAAACTTCTAATGCCATACATGCTTGTGCTACGTACCACATAAGATCACCTAACTCAATAATAAGATGTTCTTTATTATCTTTATCCCAAGGTTTACCTTGAAAAATCATCTTCTTAATTATCTCAAGAAACTCACCACCTTCAGCATTGATTCCAACACCACTTGTAAGAAGACGCTCAATATTCGCACCTTCGCGATCTAACTCACCGATACGATCAGTGAAGTCAACAAAGTTTGTTGATGCATCAGAAGTAACTGCAGAAACAAACTCCTCATATTTTTTAAAATTAATTGTCATACATTCCACTCTGCGAATTTTGATAGTCTAGATTGTGTATCAGCAAATTGCTGGAAGTCCTCACCAGGATCTTCATCATTGATGCTAATAGCAGAGGCATCATCTGCTACATCATACAACTTCATTTTTGATCTGTCAATTCCCACCATGAATTTTCTTGAGGAAGTCGGGTCGTTGTACCTGTTCTTAAGTTGTTTGACCATAATGCGACCTTGTTGTTCAAGCTCCTCAGTAGATATAAGGGCAAACATAAAATCAGCAGTGGCAGGTAAACCAAAAGACTCAGAAGTATCGGTAAGATCTGGATCGCTATTACCAAAACCAGCACGAGTAGTCTGAGTGGCACTGATAATAGGTACATTGCTTTCCACAGCAAGACCGCGAAGCTCTTCAGCAATCGCTTTAACATAGGTATACGAGTTAACAATTGCACCTTTGTACCTCACACTTGCACATATATTTAAGTAATCTACAAATATTATATCAGGTTTGAAATCTTTTTTCAAGGCTAAATCTGATAAAAGTGCCTTAAAATGTCCTGCATGTGCAGATGCTGTTGGATATTCTTTGATAATAAGTTTACCTCTAGTTTTTTTAGCAATTTCATTAACTTTACTAGAAAATAAAACCTCAGGTAGATCTATAATATCTTTAACATTTACGTTCAGAAGATTTGCGTCAATTCGTTCAGCAATCTTCTCCTCTGCCATTTCACATGTAATGTAGAGAACGTTGTACCCCTGAGTGAGGGCGGAACCAGCCATGTGGCACATGAATAAACTTTTCCCGACACCTGTACCAGCAAGAGCGATGTTGAGAGTCTTGTTAGGGAGACCACCTTTTGTAATATAGTTAAACTTTTCAAGGTCAAAGGGAATTTTTTCTTCTTTCCTATGATAGAATTCATATCTGTCTGATGATTGTTCAATGTAGTCATGTCCTATATGTTCATCAAAAGAAACTGCCAAAGCATCTTGTAAAATACTAGGTATAGCACCCTTTGTAAACTTTTTATCTCCGCCATCAGCTATCTTAATAGACTGCATGAGTGCTAAGTATATAGCACGATCTTGACACCATTTCTCTGTAGCATCTAACAACCAGTCATAATCCACCCACTCATCAGTTAAGGAATTTATTTCCTGTACTGAATCTTGGAATGCCTCGTCTGTAAGGTCTCCTCTATTTTGAATATTAATTGTGAGAACTTCTTTAGTAGGGATCTTATCGTACTTCGCAGCGAAGTCAGCAATCTCTTCAAAGATAATTCTTTCGTGGTAAGTCTCATAATATTCTGCTTTTAGAAAAGGGACTACCTTGCGATAATATTCCTCATTATATATGAGGTTCCTTAAAATAGTTTGCTCAATGCGTTCACTCATCAAATTTTAACCTCGCAAAAGATTTTTCACTTAATCTCTTTTGAATTAGTTTACCATAATCTTCATTCAATTCACAACCTATGTAATGTCTTCCTAAGGATTTTGAAACAACTGCAGTTGTTCCTGATCCCATAAATGGATCTAGAACTACGTCTCCCTCTTCACTTCCTGCTTTAATACATGGTTCTATTAAGTCGGTTGGAAATACTGCGAAGTGAGCTCCTTTATATGGTTTTGTAGTTACTGTCCAGACAGATCGTTTATTCTTTGTTGTATAGCTTTTTGTAAGTCCGCTATGTGGTTGAAGTCCTGTTCCTTCTTTGTGGTATTTTCCGTTTTTTCTGTCTCTTGTTCCCCAATCTTGTTTGACGGGTTCTTTGATTGCTTCATTGTCGTAATAGTATTTTCTATTTTTACTAAACAAAAATATATATTCATGAGATTTAGTACACCTATCTCTCACGCTCTCAGGCATTGGATTTGGTTTATGCCATATGATATCCTGTCTTAGATACCACCCATCTGCCCTCATTGCAAATGCGAACATCCAAGGTATTCCGATTAAATCTTTTTCTTTTAATCCTTCTAATTTATTTCCTCGTTTATTGCATTGTTGTGGTAGATCTTGTGTCGTTTTACTCACAGATTGTTTAGGATAAGATTGTCCTTTTCCTGGTCTGTAGTTATAGTAACTATCGCCAAGATTAACCCAACAAGTTCCATCATCAGTTAATGAGTCACGCACTGATCTGAATACTGACACTAGATTGTCAATATACTCTTCTGGAGTTTCTTCCAATCCTATCTGACTATCTTGTCTAACAGCACCACACTTTGGACACACACTTTTGTATATGTAATCTCCTACACCACCCATGATGTCAGCATTTTTATGACCAGTAATACAATTTGAACCTTGCTTACCTTTTTTTCTATGATCACAATTAGGATCTCCTCCTATCCAAGTAGCAGTTCCATAATCACGTAGTCCATAATATGGTGGAGATGTTACACACGTCCTCACCTTGCCATCAAACTCTTTTAAAGTCTCACGACAATCTCCAAATAAAATTGTATCAACTACCATAACTAAACTCCTTCTTAGCTGCCTCCTCCAGTTTTTCCATTACTTCTTCTGTGAAGTATTTGTCTGGACTGGCAAGAATAGCAGAAGGATAAACAGAAGATTCACCAATGCGAATCCTATTGCCCACCCTTTGGAAGACCCCATATTGTTCACCCAATTCCAATAGTCCGTAGTACTTGTCAAGTCCACGTTCGTCAAAAAATAGACGTGTTGCAATTTTACTTCCCTCCACTGTTAAACGAGATTTTTTAGCTTCACACTTTATAATATTTCCTACAACTTCTTTCTTACTGTCACGTTCTTTACTTTTTGTAAGGTAGATGATAGTTGATGCAGCATACTTTAGACCTGTTCCACCACCCATCTCTTTGGTAGGCATGTAAGATCCAATTACATCATATGTATGGTTGGTAACAAGCATGGGTACTTGTGATTGTCCTAACTTTAATGTTAGAACACGGAAAGCACCTTTGATTAATTGAGATTTAGTCATATCTCTAACTTGTTTATCGTTAGCAACATCTTCCATCTCTTTAGATGTAGATAACATACCAAGACTGTCAAGAACAAACATCATAGGTTCACGTTTGTCCTTAGGTTCTTTAAGATACTTGTCAAGTATTCTACATGCCTGTGTTCTAAACTCTTCAATAGTAGCTACAGGAAACAAAACCATACGTTTACTATCAATACCACGAGACTCAATCATTTCTCTAGAAATAGCAGATTCTGTCTCAAAGTATATGACTCCACCTGTAGGGTTAGCATCAAGAAAATTACGAACAACACTTAAGGCAAAGAATGTTTTACCTGTGCTTGACTCTCCTGCTAAAGCTGTAACTTTATTAGCAGGAAGACCTCCATAGATTGAACCACTAACTAATGCATTAAAAATATAACTACCAGTATCAACATAATTAGTAATGTCACCTGCTGCAACTCCTTCGCTAACTAATCCAGCAAATTCATTTCCACTATCTTTAATTACGGTATCAAGAAATCCCATTAATTAATCCTCATAAAATTGTACATAATCATTCAAAAAAACTGCTAATTGAAATTGTTTTCTCATGTTGCCACCCTATACATTGTAGCACGTTTTTCAAAGGTTCCAAGAAACTCTTTTCAAATTGTGTTTGATAGTCAACATATTTTTCAATACCAAACTCCTTTGGTAAATCACCAAAGAAACTAATAGTATTTTCATGTAACGGGTTTGGTGTTTTAAGATACATGAATTTGATCTTCTCACCTTCTTGAATGAGAGGATGCTTGTTTTCTATATTATAGTGCTTTACGTAGTAATTGTAAAGTAGTGCACCCCTTACGTGGATGGGTGTTCCTTTTTGGTAAATTTCCTTTGGGTGACGGTACTTGGCAAGGTTGTTAACTCCTCTGGGAAAGGCGACTTCCTCATAGGGTCGCTCTTTTGTTTCATTGCGGACTCCATTGATGAAAGTGATAAGCTCATCATTACTTTTGCCGATAATAATCTGAAACGCTGCATACAACTTGTCCCTAAAATATGCAGGAGTAGAACTCCTTGCAGTTTCCAACCCCATGATTTTCATCTTGGGTTCTTTATACCTGACTCCTTCTGAGTCCCATACATTTAATATGTATCTCTTCTTCGCTGTCCATATTCCTCTGTCTGCAATATTTTCTCTCTTCATACTCATTTTTTGTTCGTACGCTGAAACGTACGTCGCCAATTCCTGATAACTCTTCTCGATAAATGGTTCCAGTTTTTCTTCGCATATCTTATTAAGTAAGGAAACAATTGCTGCTTTGTCGCTAGACTTAGAAGCAAAAAATTTATTAACAAGAGGTCCAAGATTAAGATATATTGAATCTGTGTCAGATGCAATTACGTAATCCTCCTTATCTGTACTGAGCAGTTTATTTAGGTAAGCATTCATCTTGTTCTCTATCCAACGGATAGATACCTGACCAGATAGAGTAATAGCTTCTGCATTTGCAAGACGATAATAACGGAAGTGTTCATTACCAATAGCACCATAGGCAGAGTTAAGAGAAATCTTCTTTGCCATCTGAATATTATTACAGCGAGAAATCTCGTTCATGAGTTCAACAGTAGGAGTTTTTTCATACTGTTGCTTTGCCTTGATCATTTTCTTCTTGAAGATGACTCTAGAGTCATACATCTTCTGCATCATCAAAGGAAGAATCCTTGTGT